ATGTAGGTGTGGGCAATACCTGTCGGTACTGCGTAGTTAGTAGAAACGATTCTTTTGTGCAATTTTGCTTTTCTCTGGCTCCGATCGGGGCGCGATCTGGACTTTGCAAAAGGCAAATTGCACAAAAAAAGAGGGCCGAACAGGGAACTGCTCCCTGCTCGGTCCTCTTTTACTTTCTCATCTTATTTCTTCAGATAACTCTTTGAACTGAATCCGATGTACTCAACACCGTCGAGAGTGACTGTGATGTATAACCACTTCACTCCGTTGTATGTGGTGTAATAACCATAGTTATGCACTTCAGTTCCTGCCGGAATGACGCACAATGCTTTCTTGTTGCTTCCTGCATCGTTTCTGCAATACAGCGCATCGGTTGTCTTGTAAGTTCCTGCAAGGCTTCTGTCATAACTCTTTGCATAGCAAGTTGACTTCACGGTCTTTGTGATCGGCTGGTCTTTTGGCTGTGGTTTGGTTGTAGTTGCTGCGGAGCCGTTCAGAATCTTGTTGACCTCTGCCTGAATGACTGCCGGGTCATATCCTGCCGCCTTCAGAGCAGTTGATCTTTCAGGGTCATTTCCCCACTGACCTGCAATGACCTCGTGAGCTACTGTTGAAGTGCTCTTGCCCGGTGTCTGAACCGGATGACTCTGCGCTGCATCGGAATCATACTTCGGAGTGATGAATCCTCTGATATATCTTCCGTTGATGGAGATTGTTCTCTTCTTGACTGCATTTCCATAATTGCCTTCAGTTACAACAAAGTAACCGGATGCCTGATTGACATAGGTTACTGTTCCAACATGGTCAGGAGTTCCGGTGTTGTCTCCGACTCCATTGTCCTGCCAGTCATACAGAACTGCCTCTCCCAGCTTCGGAACGTGTGCGTCGTTCTCTTCCCACACTCCCATCGCTTTCGCTCTCTCGATCAGATAATAGCAACTAATCTCAATCGGCATGATCGGAGTATATTTGAGGGCAACTGCCAGTGCGGACCATGTACACGCACACCACGCCCATCCATATTCCATT